AAGTTTAACTGCTCCACCTTCCATACGATCTATAGCAACAAAACCTTCGGGGTTGGTTACTTTAAATCCGGATTTAGTCTTTACAAACGTCCCAATTTTGTTGAGACTGTTTAGTTTATTTATAATAATTAATTTGCTATCTACAATAAAATTCTGCAAATCGAACACTAATTTCAATTTTTTTTGATTAGATGGGCTAAAAAATGTAAGAACTCTTTCTCTTTTAGCTTCAATTGTAGCCTTTCCTTTAACTGAAGATCTTTTATCAGCTTCTTTATTATATCTTTCATTAACCCAATCAATCATACCTTTTACATGAGCTGTTGTATTTGTTATACGCTCATTTTTTCTGACCTTGGTATTATTATATGTATTGATTAATAAGTTTAATTCTTTATCAGATTCAATTTCTTTAAGTGTTGAAGATGCTATTTTTTTGAATATTTTACCGGCTTCGGATAATCCTTTAGTAACAGCTTCAGTCTCTTTAGCAGTCATAGTAGCAGTTCCAGAAATATCTGGTAATGTTGCATCTACCATCCAAACTTTAGAAGTCTTTTTAAGTTTAGGAACAATCTCTTTTCCAAACTCTGCTCTCATTGTTTCAAATGTAGCACCTTCATAGCCAGTATGCCATACAATACCAATATCAGCTTTAGTTATTTCTTTAGCTAGTGGCGTCCCGACAGGTACAGCATAAACAATAGTATTAGGGTGGAAAGTAACATGTTTAATTCCATTGATTGTCTCCGTTTTAACATCTGATTTATCGAACATAAAATCACCTTGTATAACTCCTGTTATACCTAGATCTTTTAAGTTATCAAACGCTTTTATTAGCTTTGAAGATAAATCACCAGAAGTGTCAGCTTTAATATCTTCATGAGATTTGTATACTTTTGGATTAGCATTGAAGATACCCTTTTTAGCAACGAAAAATTTACCATCGCTTGGATCTAATCCTGCAAATATGGCGGGGGCCCCGTCCCACTTGACCGTAACGTCTACTGGTACCTTTGCGTTACCGGAAAGCATATCCCTAAGTGCTCGTAATGCGAGGATAGCCTGGCGGGCCCCCTTAACTCCACCGTCTAATACCAAGTCCTCAATATGTTTCATATGAGTATTCTTAGCTGCGGCCTCTGTTATGAGTTTTCTTTTAAAGCTTAACATTTATTTTTACCTTTAAGTTATTATATCCTTTAATGAGTCTATGGTACATCATCTTTGGTATGTAATAAGTATTATTTTCCTCGAGAAGTATTGGCAAACATCCGTTATATTGTAACTGCCATGCTTGTCCTTCTAACACTTCTATTTCTCTATTTTGTTTGTCACGATGCCATACATATTCTTGCTGATCGTCTCCAACATTAAATAGCCTAATGTTCTCTCGATCAGTATATGGCTTACCAGAAATAATTTCCACCACCTGATAATCCTAAATCTTTAGCATACTTAGGCAATCTACATGACCAGTATCCAGCCGATAATTTATCGGTTTTTGTTTCGCAATTGTGTCTAGCTGAGAAACTTTTAGCTGCTTCTTTATCGTTAATTTTGGATGAAAGCCCACCTTTTTTATCTCCAAAATTAATCTTCTTAACATTTCCTGTTGATGGATCTCTAACGTACACTACATACTTAGTAGGTCCACCCGATCGTTTAGGCTTATTTAATTCAGGTTCTTTCTCTTCAAGCATAGGTTGCTCTAGAGGAACATTAGTACCTTCATATATCCCAAATGATTCTTTAAATGTTTTAAACGATTTCATTTCTTATCCATACATTTTTGCAAATGTTTTAAGATCAAGAGTTTCAAATCCACCATTGTCATCTGTTACTCGATAACCCAATTTTCCTTTAAGTACAACTGGTTTAGCAGTGTAAGTATTTATTCTACTACCATTAGAACGTTTCAGTCCAGAGATTTCAGATCCATACAATGAAAGACCTTTTATCTTTGGTGCTTTAGCTTCTTTAACTTCTTCTTTTCTTAATTCTGTAAATTGTTTCATTTTTATTTTCCTTTAATAGTTCTTACTACTTTAGATACAATCATCTTTAAGGCAGTAAAGTATGCCCATCCATACCCATAAAATATATGGAATGTATGATTCTTTTCTATAGCAGATTTAGGACCAAACTTCTTAGTCCAGTTATCTACCCATTCTCCTTTGTATCTTAGTACAGCGTGAGATATTTTCCATTTACTTGGACCAACACAACAAATACCAGCTTGATGAGTGATTAACATCCACCACATTTTTAAATGGCTTTCGCCACAAAGTCTGTAAAGAATTGAAAGAGCGTAGTCTTCACAATCACCTACATATTTACCTTCAGCATCTTCGGAATATATAATCTTCCAAGCATCTGCCATACCATATTGTTCTTTGTCTTTTCTGTATTTCCATTTTTTATTAAATGAAGCTACAATATTATTTCTAGTTTTATTATCCATTTTTTTGTCCCTTTATCCATCTAACTGCAATGGAATTTTCAGGAGCCTTTTGAGCCCAAGTTTGTATTTTTTTGTAAGCATCAGTTGTTGCTTTCTCTATATTAGAACCTTCAGAATTATCTACAATTGTCATTCTATTTCGAAATAGCGATTGGAATTTACCAATGTTTTTTTGAACTCCATCCCACATTTTCTTTACCATATCGTCTGGTAAAGATCTACTTCTCATATTATTTCTTTTCTGAGCAGTTTCTAAATCCGTATTAACAAATATCATATGTACAGCATAACCTATTTCTCTTAACATATCTACTTGTTTTTTAATCTTTGCGTAGTCTTTTCCAGTGCCGTCTACTACAATACCATTTCTTCCTTTTAAAGCTATATTCATAATTTTACCAGTTAAAGCTTTTGCTGAAGCTCTTACTGCTTGGCCCTGTGCTGAAGCTATATCTTCTGGATCTGTTGTTAATCCAGCTTTTTTTAATCCTTTTTCAAAAGCTTCATCTGAATTGATTAACCTAAACCCTAAGGCTTTAAGAGCAGTTTTACCAACTACAAAAGATTTACCAGAACCTGGTCCACCAGCTAAAAATACAGCTTTAAATATAGAAGGGTCATTAACACCTTCTGCAATAAAAGTTTTAAACGATTGCATTATTTTTTCTTAAGCTCATATCGAAAAGTTTTACCTTTTGATTGGTTACTTTTAGTAACTCCGTATCCAACAAGACTTCCAAGGCTTTTCATTAATGCTAAAGCCTTTTCAGGATTTTTCTTTAATTGCTTATCGAATTCGATTTTTAGTTTATCAGTAATAGACTCAAAAATATCTCTATCATTCATTATTAATGGTGCTTCATCTACTTGTAATGCAGACTCTTTTATTTTTGATTCTAATGTTTTATATTCCATTATTGATATACCTTTACATATGCGCTAGAATCTTCTGATTTTGATCCAGCGTAGTTAACAATTTTCGTAATCCATCTATTAGCTTTAGGCCCAGAATTTATATCTGCATAATATAAAACATATAAACATGCTAATTTTGATGCTATCCAATATACATCTTTTTTTGCTATTTCCTTTTCAAAAGTTTCAACACTATCATTTTTATAAAAGTGATTATACAAATTATAAAATATAGCTATGTCTCTAGATTTACCTTTAACAATATTCTTAGCTATTTTATTTATAACCTTATTGTCAGGTACCTTTTTTCTAAAAACTTGTTTTATAGCTTCAGCCATTATACCATACCCAACTCCACCACCTCTAGCGGTTTTAAGAACAATTTCTCCTTTAATCGCAGCTCCTGCTGATCCAGATCTAAATGCGATTTTACCAGTATCAAATATGATAGTTCCACCCTTGTTATCCCAAAATGTTCCACGAGTTTCACCTTGAAATATAATAGATTTAATTTTATGATCGTCAGTATCAGGTGGTAGTTTGATATTATATTCTTTAGCTTTGGCTGTCTTCTTAACAAGTTTAAGAGATATAGCAACTACTTTTCTATCAACAAAGTTTTGTAATAGTGTTTTATTATAACTTGAAATATTTTCAGGATTGAGTGCTTTACTAACACTAATTGATTTATCAATGGCCCAAATATCGCCTGGGTTCCATTTATCATCTTTGACTGGTTTTTGATCTGAATTTTTATATGCTACATTTTTTAAAGCATATATAGTATTCATCTCTTTACTGTTTCTGTGTAATTTGTGGGACTTATTGATATATCCCTGCTTAATTAAAAGTACTGATGACTCGTATGAAGAATGAAACCATCCATCTTCCACAGATAATACTTCATCTAATGTTGCATCAACATCAACTTGCTTATAAGCAGCTTTAAGTATATCGGGATTTTTAAAGAATTCTTCAGATTGTATACCGTGATCTAACATTGCTTGGCATAAGACACATTGGTGTGATTCTGTAATTTTAGTATTAAGTGTTCCACCACCGGAACCTCCACCACCACCAAATACAGAACTTTTTCCAAGATCTGAAGAACTAATAGTTTTACCATCACCATGCAAATTAAATGGTTTACCTAATTTTTTAAATATTTCAATTTGCGATATTGCATCGTCAATATCAGTAACTAAAAAAGTACCACCCTTAGCCAATTCTAAAGGTTTATTATCTCTTATAAGTCTAACTAAAATATCTAGACGATCTTCGCCTGTAATTGAATTAGGTTTCTTTAATTCACCTGGAGTTAGTTTTACGGCTTCTTTAATAGAGCCTAAATTAAAATTTTTAAATGCTAACATAAATATCCCTGTTGGTATATCTATTTATACATTTTCAAAGGTCTTCTTTTACATTAACCCATGGATCATGATCAAAAAATGGGTTTGGTTTAATGTTGCCTTTGTCATCATAACA